AAGAAATGGTTGATTTTTCCTTACTAAATGTTACTCAATGGTATGGAAACTCGGAGGAGGCTTTGGCCGCCTCTGCGTTCTACCCAATGTTGGCCCTATTAGCGGTGTTCTTCTTCTATGGTATTTATGCCATTTGGAATTCCTGCTTGTTCTTCTACGGGGGTTTACTCCTCCGGTTTAACGGCATGGTCTACCGCTATTTAGTTAACCTACCTACTATCCCCACGGACTCAAAACCCCATGAGGTTCTCTTAGTTGAGAAGGCATGGTCCCTGGCTCGCGAATGCGATGTCCCGGATGAAGTCCGTGTCCAGGCGGTCCCCGGTCTGATTAGCTGGCTTCGCTCTCGCGAGACTGGCTACTCCGAGGGGGCCACGACGTCCCCGGTCCAGATCAAGGAGCAGGAGACCTTGCCGGTCATGAAGCTCGAGATCAAGGTGTACGAGGAGATAGAGGGATGGAAGTGGGTTGGCCAGTGTTTCGTAGCGACCTACACTGCCCCGGGAGGGGTCAAGCACGTTATGCTTATCACGGCTGCTCACGTGGTTCGTGGTAAGGCCAGCTGCCGATTTACCCACGGCGGTAAAGTGTTCTATTCTGAGGTGGCTTGGAGGCCTATAACTTCAAGTGACCATAGTCTGGACATTAGCGTTGCTACAGTCCCCAGATCCCTCCCGGCTTCCTTAGGAATCCGTGTTTCGAAATTTAAGGTTGGCCCGGTTACTTCCGCGCCCCTTAGAATCGAGTCGAACATTGATGGCAAGATCCGAAAGGCCAGTGGGCGCCCTACGGGCGTCCAGGCCTATAGGTTCTTCCATGACTGCGACACGAGACCTGGAACATCAGGCTCCCCCATCGCCCAGCACGTAAGGGATTCCACCTTTACTATTGTTGGGGTTCACGCTGGGATGGACGGCAAAGGGCGCAACTACGGGATAGTTCTTAGAGAACTCTTCCGAGTGGTCCTCGCTGATCGAAAGGAGTCACCCTTCCCTGCTCCCAGGCTTTACCGGGATGAATTTGACCTCGAGCCAGAGGATTGGATTACCCCAGAGGAAGCCAGGAAACTCCGCATCCAATTTGAGGATCGACGCTTCGAAGTTGGGTACAGCGGTAACACTTGGTTTGAGAGAACCGAGCTTGAGCGGAGAAAGGCCGATGCCGAAGATGAGTCGGACTGGCTCGCGGGCACGGATGACGTCTTGGAGCACGGAAGGGGTGAAGCGGTGTCGGATTTTCGGCTATCCCCGGGGGGACCCGGGGGTTACACTATTTCCAACCAAAGTGTATCAGGACTAGAAGGACTCCGGAAAAGAGTCCCGACCGCCAGCACGCTGCCTGGGCTGGACTGTACCGAGAATTCGAGGGAGGAGGAGGCAAGCATTCTGATGCTCCTTCGGGAGAAGAAAGATCCGCTATGCCCCCCCACCTGCCCCAGCACTTGGCCTGGGAGCCCTACCTCGCTACCGGAAGTTTCTTCGGTGACCTCCTTGCCGGTCACCAACCCCCCCTCAGAAAAGTTAGGGAAGACGGACACGTCGTCTGGGGTGTTAGAGACTTCTGCTTCCCTCCCCGCGGGGGAACTTGGGAAAAGAAGGCGCTTGCTCGCCGACTGTCTAAACGGGAAACTCTCATCGGAGAACGTTCCCGGCTGGCTGTCCGAGATAGCGCCTCTTTTCTCCGGTCGGAGTGGGCGAAAGCGGCTGAGAGAGTTGCTGAGAGGTACCACCAATTCAAAGGAAAAGCAAGACGCGTAAAACCAACTGACGGGAACGTCAGGGCGCTTTTAGAGAAAATGAGGGCCGGGGGAAACCCTGGCGTAGCCCTCAACACCTACGCTAGTACTATAGGCCACCTCCTTGAGAATGAGGAACTCTTAGCTGAGTTCTCAGCCCGAGTTAGGCGGCTTTATCGAGCGATAATTCTAACCCCCACTGAGCAATTCGGCAGACTCACTGCTGAGGAGCTCTTTGGGTGGCACAAACGCCCTATGGAGATCTTCATCAAGTCTGAGCTGCACCCTCGCCGGAAAGCTCTTAACGACGAGTGGAGGCTTATCTTCAACGTTCCCCTCATCTTCAAAGTAGTGGAGTCCTTCTTGATATACTACATGGACAAGTGGTCTATTGATTGTTGGGATGTTTTCCCCGACGGGGAAGTCAATCCCTTCAAGCCCGGTATGGGTTTTAGCCCTGACCAGCTAGGTCGTCTGGCTGGGAATTTCCAGAGTAAAGTCATAGGCAAAAGACTCGTTAGCATAGACACCTCCTCCTGGGACTGGAGTGTGACCGAACCGGAACTGGTGGCAGAGATGTACACCCGGTTCCTGTGGTCGGACCAAAGCCCGGAGGCATGGCGTGCAATGTTCAACCTGGCCATCTGCCTTTCAAGAAAGACTGTCCTCACCAGTTCCGGAGAGGCTGTTCACCTCCCTTGTACTGGCATACAACCTTCAGGTCGGCAGGGGACCAGTAGCGGGAATTGTATCATTAGTTTGATCGTTCTCGCGATGGTGCTCGGAGACAGGTTCGAGGAGGTGGACGTCATCGCCATGGGTGATGACACCATAGTCGCTATACCATCGGACTGGGATGTGGCTGAGTTCCAAGAATCCTATGGGAAGTTCAAACCGGTTCGCCAGTTTGAGGACCAGGGGGTGGTTACACCCCGAGGTATCCCTATGGAATTTTGCAGCAAGCATATCATCCCAGTGGTTGTAGAAGATGCGGAGCCCCCCCAGACCCTCTGGGTCTCGGTGCCTGTTCGCTCCTCCCTCTACAAGATGATCATAGGAGCGGCCGTGGCCACCCACCACTGTGAAGAAAGATTCACGAGCCTTCTGCAGGAACTGCGCTTCCTCCCCTTTATGGGGAAGAGGGGTGGATACTGCCCAGATTGGGCCAGGGACACTCTGTTCAGTAAACCCATAATGGCGGGCGCGTGGCTCAGGTTTTATCGCGAACTCCGAGAGATTGTGTTTCGTGATTGGGCGGAAAAGAAACACAGCCCTATGGAGAAGAGGAGAGAGCAAAAACGCATCGAGCACTTGGAAAAGGAAGTCAAGCGCCTCTCGAAAGGGATCGTGCTTAACCAACCCAAACCCCATGTGCGGCGTGAGACGGTTCGTATCGGCCGAGAGGCTGAATACCGCCTCAAGAAGAAAGGGATGTCTCCGGCGTGCCATGCAGTCATCGACACCATGATGAACGCCAGGAAAGTGCACCCCTACCACGATACGACTGATTTCTCGTACGTGGCTACCGGTACCATAACCAGTTACTTCCACTCACCTGACAAGATCCGAGGGGGGGGCCAGGCTTGGTCCCTCGAAAGAACTGTCACGGTGGACGCTGGTTCCGGGGGGATAGCCTCCATCCTGGTCCCGAAGAACGGAGTGCTGGCGTACAATGACGCCAACAACTACCTCTTCACTCAGGATGGATATGTCTCCTCCGATGTTCCCTTCGGGGAATATGGTACCACCGGGATCGGGAGGGGCGTTCTTTTTCCTAGAGCTGCCCGAGTGAGTGTAGATGCCACCTACCTCCACAGTTCTTACGATTCCATCTCTGTCCTCCAGGGCCTCACTATTGAGGTCTTGTCCAACGACATTTCCGCGGGGGAGTCCCAAGGAGAGGTGGTGACGGTTGAGAGTATCTCCAGGAAGATCTCCTACAACCTTGATAACCTTCAGACGAGGTTCAACCGCTTCTCCCGGTACAACGGGCGACTCCTACAACCTAGTGACACCCCTTATGTGTATGCCCTCAACATGATCGGCTACGGAGCTACTGGTGAGGCATACAATGAAACGGGCGCCTCCGGCTCGGCCGGAGGTTACCTAGGGGCGGCAGTTATTGGGTTGCCCAACACCTCGAGCGTGACTTTCCGTGTTAGGGCCTGCGGGTTCTACTACGGAGAGCGCATTCAAGGTCGCATGCCCTTCTACTACAACCCCATGCTGATGTCCTGCGCGCGCCAGTGCGCGTTGATGGCCACGGCGGGAGTTGAAGGTGGTGCTGATGAGTCCGGTGTTTTGACTGGTAGCTTGCCAAAGCTTAAGGAAAACGCCGTGAAGAAAGCTGACAAGGCACTTCTCGAGTCTTCACCAGCTCCGTTGTGGGGCACGCTCCTTAGCGGGGCGAAGGAGGTGATTCCTATCATCTCCTCACTTCTCGGAGCCCTTTAATTAGGGCTCCACGGTCTAGAGCCCGGGCCTCTCAGGAGGCGCGCAAGACCTGTAAGTTCAGGCACCGTAAAGCTCAGGCGCGA